CGCTGCAACTTTTGGTCAAAAGGTTAACAATAAAACAGATGCAGTTATCCAACGCCTTGAAGCCTTGGGTATCCGTTTAAACCAAATTGACCCAACTACTGGCAAGATGATGACTCCTGAGGAATACAATAAGCGTGTAAACGGCATCATCCTAGAAACTATTAAGAACGATTGGACTGATGCTCAACTAGATAATTACTTGGCTACTAAGTCAGACATTATCTTTTCAGGTGGCGGAAGCATTGGAAGTTCAATTCGCCGTATCAATGATGTTGCTTGGAAGTATGGCGTTAACCTTGACGACAACTACAAGAAGTCAATTAACCAATCATTGTTAGACACAATGGATGGGCGTGATGAGTCATTTTGGTATGAGGAAATGAAACGACAGGCTTCTGACCTTTACTCTCCTTTTTCTGAGGGTTTAAACCAAGGTAGAACTCTTTACGACATGACTCGTAACTACCGTACTCAAATGGCTTCACTTCTTGAAATGGATGAAAGTTCTATTAAGTGGAACGACCTTATGAAGTATGCCATGAAAACTGGCGTAGATGGTAAGCCTGCTAAATCTACATTTGCAGAGTTTACTAAGTCTATTAAGAACGACCCACTATGGCAGTACACAAAGAACGCTAAAGAAACTTATACCAATCAGGCGCTTAGCCTGCTTCGTGACTTCGGAATTGTAGGTTAATAGATGGCATCTCCTAAACCGGTAACAAGCCCTAAGCCAAGTCCTGCGCCTGCACCAAAGCCTACTCCTGCGCCAAAAACACAAGTTCCACAATCACCGGGTCCCAGTAATTTACCTAAGTCAACACCTGTTAAAACTCCTACCCCTACAAATACACCTACTAAAACTACTGGCACAACAGGAACTAAAGGTGCTGGTGCGACAGTAGAGTTTACTGGTCCTTCAAAGTATTCTCCTATTGACCCTAAGGTTCAGGCTGCTCTTGATAAAGCAGCAGCATCTAAAAAGTTAGCAGATGAAAAAATTGCTATTGCCAAGGCTAAGGCTGAGGAAGCAAAAAAGAAGGCTGCTGATGCTAAGGCTAAAACAGATGCTGCTAAAAAGAAACTTGCTGATAGTAAAAAAATTGGTGATGGTACTGAGGATGATGGTACTGATGCTACTGGTAGCGATTTTGCTGGAAAATTTGTAACCACTAAATCAGTTAAAGTTGGTGGCGGAACAAACATTTTCAATGTTTTTTCTAACGGTCAAGGTGGAACATACGAGGAATTTGTTGCCTTTATTCCTGATGATACAAGTTCTGAGGATACCGCTGCTGCTGAGGAACTTTATACAAACCAAAAGCGCGATAATACTCGTACAGCACTAGAGGAATTTGTTTCTATTCTTTCAGGTGCAGGTCTTAGTGAAATGGCTGATGAAGTCAATAAAATGATTTTAGAGGATAAAACTGCTGCACAAATTAAACTTGAAATTCGTAAAACTAAATCTTATGAAGCACGCTTTCCGGGCATGAAGGCTCTTAGCGATAAAAACCGTGCAATTACCGAAGGCGAATACATTGACCTAGAGCGTGGTTATTCACAGACCCTTCGTGCCTATGGTCTTGATGAAAAGATTTATGGTGAGCGTTCTGACCTTGGAACTTACATTTCTAACGAAGTTAGCGCCCGTGAGTTTGAGGAACGAGTATCACTTGCTAAGGACCGCGTATCATCTCAAAAGGATGTTATGCAGGCTCTTGGTGAAATGTATGTAACAGAAGCAGATGCTGTCGGATACCTTCTTAACCCATTAAAGGCAATGGATGTTATTAAGAAGCAAGTCCGTGCTGCTGAAATTGGTGCTGCTGCTGCTAACGCTAGGTTCACACTTGGCGCAGATGCTGCTGCTCGCTCTAGGGAAGCAGAAGCATTGATTGGTGCAACTGGTACATCAGATGTAGCCACATTAAAGCAAGAGTTTGGTAAAGCAAGAATACTTGCTGATACTCAATCACAACTATCTAAACTTGAAGGCGAAACCTACAACGAACTAGAAGCAGTACAAGCCGTTGTTGGTGGCGAGCAAGAGAAGTTGTTAAAGTCAAAGCGCAGAGCAGAGCGTGAAGCAATGTTCCGCTTTGGTGGTCAGTCAGGCGTAGGTGCTTATTCACTACGCAGTACGACTAACCAATAATTAGGTTCCTTATCTGACCGACCAGCCCGGATAAGTGTAAGAAGTCTGGTAGCAATAGCCAAGGTATGTTCCCCTACATGCATTGTGGATTGCGAATACAACAACCAATGAAAGGGAGATGGCTAAATGAGCCAAAATAACGAGTATGATGACGAGTTTGATGACTTCGGTGACGAAGGCACGGATGTAGTTAAGCAACTCCGTAAAGTAAATCGTACGCTTGAAAAGCGTGCAAAAGAACTAGAACAGGAGTTGAAAGGACTGCAATCGCAGACCCGCCAGCGTACTGTAAAGGATGTGTTACAAGCCAAGGGTATTAACCCAAAGATTGCTGCGTTCATACCGCAAGACATTGATACTTCTGAGGAAGCAATCAATGGCTGGCTAAATGAATACGGTGATGTATTTGGTTCAACCCAAAACGCTAATTCAGAGCAGGCTTCAAATAACAATTCACTAGATGTTTCTGCTAATGCAAGAATTAACCAAGTGGTTTCAACAGGACAAGTTCCGGAAGTTGACTCAGATGCTATGGCTAAAATTCTAGCAGCAGGTAACGCAGATGAATTAAATCGCATCCTTGGATTAAATTAACCAACTACCAATCTAAAGGAGTAATGACTCATGGCAGATACCAATACCACAGCCCTTGCAGGCTTGGTCAAAACTGCGTATGACCGCTATGTTGAGTTCGCTCTCCGTTCGCAACCGCTAGTTCGTAGCGTTGCAGACAAGCGACCAGCACAGCAAGCAATGCCGGGGTCAAGCGTTGTATTTTCACTTTACAATGACTTGGCAGCGGCTACTTCTGCACTTTCAGAGGCAACAGACCCTGATGCAGTAGCACTAGCAGATGTATCAACAACTTCTGTAACACTTGCAGAATACGGAAATGCATCTCTAGTAACTCGTAAGTTACAACTATTCTCTCTATCAGATGTGGACCCAGCAGTTGCAGACATCATTGCCTACAACATGGCTGACTCACTTGATAAGATTGCAATGGAGAGCCTACGCCAAGGAACAAATGTTATCTATGGCGGTTCAGTAACTTCAACAGCAACCGTTTCATCTACTGATACCCTAACATCTGCAAAAATCCGCCGTGCAGTAGCCAAGTTGCGTAGCAACAAGGCTGTTCCACGCCAAGGTTCTTTGTACTGGTGCGGTATTCACCCTGAGGTTTCACACGACCTTCGTGCTGAAACAGGCTCAGTCGGATGGCGCGACATCCATGCTCAAACAGACTCTGCACAGGGTAACCTATGGGCTGGAACAATCGGAACATACGAAGGTGCTTTCTTTGTAGAAACACCACGCATGTACCAAAAGGCAGAAGGTGCTAATCAGTCAACCTTCACAACTACAACTGCTGCAACTGGTGCATCAGGAACCACAACAATTACTGTTGCTTCAACATCAGGAATTGATGTTGGTGATGGTGTAGCGATTTCTGCAACAACTGGCTCAAGCACACTTGTTTCAGCAATCAACGGTGCAGTTCTCACCCTTTCAGTAGCAACTACTGCTGCTGTAACATCAGGTGCAACTGTAACTGTTACTCCAAAGACAAATGTTTACCGCACAATTCTTTGCGGAAAGCAGGCTTTGGCAGAAGCAGTAGCACAGGAACCGGGCGTAGTTATCGGACCTGTTACTGATAAGTTGATGCGTTTCCGCCCAATCGGTTGGTACGGCGTACTTGGTTTCGCCCGCTACCGTGAGGATGCGTTGTATCGCATTGAAACTTCATCAAGCATCTCTGCATAGTTTCAGAGATTAGTACCGGGGTGGCGGGTGTTTAAACGCCCGCTACCCTGTTACACTAAGGAGAGTTATGGCATACCAATTCACACCACCTTCCGTCAAGGAAACCCCTGCTGGCGGACATACGCTATTTGAGCGTATGGGTATCAACCGTGGGATTACTGTCCTGCGTGTAAATGGTGTGTATTCGTCATACCGTTATCCAAGCCATACTCAGACCTTAGAAGCAGACGAAGTTTATTTAGGTGGACATGTGTACGACATTGATGACCAAACAAGAACAAGACTCATAGCAGCAGGCTATGGAGATTACATAACTACGGTTTAAACATGGCATGTAGAACAGGTTGCCCGACACAAGACCACGAAAATTGGGGTGAGTGTCTAAGAGCATCTAACCTAGAGTTCAGCACGGGTGATGCTAATAGTGCAAAAGGTATGACTGAAAAGAAATGGAACGCTGAACTTAATGCCTATGCTGCTGCAAGAGCGCAAGGTATTCAACCTGCTGGAACTTCAATGGCAAAAATTAGAGATGCTGTTGAAAAATCTGATAAGGCTGGTAAAGCCTATGATGCTGATACAGGAACATTTAAGGGGTAACAATGACTGCCATTGTAGGTATTCAGGGAAAAGGCTGGGCGTTAATCGCAGCAGACTCCATGACTACCTATGACGACAAACCATACTATGCAAAAGGTGTGGATAAAGTTACCAAAAAGGGTGACTATGTATTTGGATTTTCAGGTGATGCCATTGCAGGCAACATTGCAAACTATCTTTGGAACCCACCAAAAGTAGTCAAGACAATAGCAACAGATGTATTTATGCAGACAAAAGTTCTGCCTTCCTTACGGGAAGCAATGATTGAGAACGGGTATAACCCCGATACAAGTAAAGATAAAGATGCCGGGTTTGATGCACTTATCTGTTTAAACGGTGTTATCTACGAAGTTGACCAAGACTACTTATGGTCAAGAGATGACCGTGGTTTGTATGCGGTAGGCAGCGGTGGCGATTTAGCCCTTGGTGCATTAGCAGCAGCAGGCATGAGCAAGAACTCTATTAAGAGCGTTGAGGCTGTGGCTCGTAGAGCAATCAAGATTTCCGCTGATTACAACATAAGTGTTGGCGGAGATGTAAAAGTAATTACCCAAAGGAGTAAGTAAATGTGCGCTGAGTGTGGATGCTATGGCGCTGTTAACCCTTACGGCGTAGGCGGTAGGGAAATAAGCAGCAAGCCAACAGAAGCAAGTTTAAAGAAAGTCACAGTTCAACCCGGTATGTATCACAAGAACGATACCGAAATTGAGGATGACTAATGCCTAAGAAAACTAAGGTTGAAAAAGTAATGGGTGAGTTTAAACGCGGAACCCTACATAGTGGAAAAGACCCTAAGGGTCCTAAGAAAGCACCAGTTGTAAAAAACCGTAAACAAGCAGTCGCTATTGCTCTATCAGTAGCGGGTAAATCAAAGAATAGGGGAAATAGATAATGCCAATGTACGAGAAAAAAGTAAAAAAGATTACTGGCTCAGCAACATCAAAGCCAGTAGCAAAAAAACCAGTTGCGCCTAAGCCAACTGCAAACATGGCTAAAATGAACAAGACAGCGCCAGTTAAACCAAAGGCAAAATTAAAGCCAAACTCTAAAATGGGGATGATGTAATAATCATGCCAGCCAAAAAAGACCCACGACTAGCAAGAGCAGGTGTAGCAGGCTTGAACAAACCTAAGCGTACTCCAAGTCATCCGACTAAATCTCATGTTGTTGT